ATATCTTAGATGAGTAGCAAACCTCAGAGACATATTCGAGAACAAGGTACTCAAGGCATTCATCTAACCCAAACCACTGCAATAGGTAGGGTTGTATTACTGCATGCTTTGTACGAGACACCTTGTTTCTACTGGTTTAGCTCAGGTAGCAGACTGGCTAAGCAATCCAACCATTACCGATTAGTAAGGAGAAACTGAATGAACCTGATCAAGCTAGCTAAGTTACTTGGACAACACATTGCACAAGGCAAAGGTGAATACCAAGTAGCCATGTTCCAACGCGAGCATGGTAGTGAACCTGTCACTGAAATCTTTGTACGTGAGGTAGCTGACATAGTAGAGCTGTACTCAAGCACAGTCCCGTTCAATGAGAAGCATCTGAAATGGGCTAGGCGAGATGGTTACGAGTGTTCCACCAAAGGTGATCCTCGCTTCAGCGCACTCAATGCATTGATGCCTGATGGGCGAACCATTGAGATGTGGTATCAGTGCGACATCAAAGGCTATGACGTTGGTGGTCGTGACTGGAAGCTTGGCAAAGGCAAGCCACCACTCTTCCCTTACCCAGATGGTCAGCTCTGGCTGCTGTACCTCAACCTATGGCGTGTGTGGGCAATCCACAACAGTGAACTGCTCTTTGAGCTTGTAGAGCTAGCCGAACAACACAAAAACACCCTCAGTGATTGCTTTGCAAGCACACCTATCAACCAGGCTCATGCACTCTGCGTGATTGCCAATGAATGGATTATCAACCAATGAACAAGTGGTTATACGTAGGACCATTAACAATACTACTTGGTGTTTCACTAATGCTATTCGGCTTAGAGTTGAAACAACAAAAGACAACAGCAGCTGAACCAATAGATGAAGCTGTCTACGTAGGCACTGCTGATGGTTCTAACGAAATACGTCGTATTGATGACCTTGAGAAAGGTGTCAGCTGCTATCAATCGTACCGTGGGCTTAGCTGTGTTCATACAGGGGACTATGGTGAAAACACTCCATATCCTTAAATGCCCTGACTGCGGTACAGAACCCTTCCATCGTTTAAAACCTTATTACTGGAAGTGCCATGTATGTGGCAAATACTTCCGTGGAGATTGGTAATGCTTACTACATATGCAATCAAACATATTCCAACTGGTTTCTTAATTGGTGATATGCGTTACATGAGTAACTGGGAACCAAAGAAGCAATCACTAATCCCTAAGCTATATGCCACTGAGCGTAATGCTAAAGCTGTATTAACTCAGTGGTTAGCTGGAAGACATCTTTTCAATTGGGAATATGGTTTCGAGATATTGAAACAACCTCATCGTAAAGCTGAGGACATGGAAGTAATAACTATCCACTTACTTGAACCAAAGGAATTAAATCATGCCGATTAAAGCAACTGTATTTACACCCCCACATGGTACGCAAACTATCATTGATGTAATTGACATCACTGATGAAGATGCTGCCTTCTTCAATAACAACAACATCAAGATCTCTATGGAGGAATTGAGTATAGGCAGTAAGGTTATCTATGCAGACTGGAATGGCATACCTGAGGACGAAGCTCTTGTGTTAGTACCAGAAGGCGTTACCTGTAAACAAGCAATGACACAATTACGCATCCAAGTAGAGAAGCTTACTTACAAATAAGTAAAGCCACTTCGTGTCTTTTGGTTTGTTTTGTTTTGAGGATTCCTATGAATAACCAAGAAGCAAAGATCTATTTGGGGAAGGCTATTGCCTTCAAATTGATGCGTGAGTGCAAGAATAATAAAGAGCTTAGTCACTCACTGAAGGTATCAACCACAACAGTAGCCAATGTTCTTAATGGCTACTACGAACGCTTATCCATCCGCATGTATATGAAGATGGCCGACAAACTTAACCTCACTATCGAGGTATCTATCACAGAGAATGAAAATGACTAAAGTAATTTGCCGTACCACTAAACAAGAGACACGACATTGTTCGTGTATGCGTTGCAGTCCTCTTGAAAAGAGTAAGTTAAAAGTAACCGCTAAAACACAGAGGAAAATAAAGTGAAAGATAAAACACTCCACAGAATCATGTTTATTGGTTTCATTATATGGGCAGCAAAAGTAATAGGTTCCTTATTTGTTGCCGGGCACTTTATATATAAACACTGGTAAGGGGAATAACAATGCTTACTACAGTAATGATTGTTTGGTTGATCTGGTCTATTACTCTTTTGATAGTAGCTTGGTATGGACGAATAGACGGTCCTGCTCATGTAGTGCTGGGCTTCTTTATATTCACAGTACTAGCTGTTAGCGCTCACTACTGTGTAACCACTTTCTGGGAATGGGTAACTTAAATGGCTAATCGAGTATTTGTATTCGGGAGCAACGACTCAGGCATACATGGTGCTGGTGCTGCCAAGTTTGCCTATGAAAAGAAGGGTGCTCGCTTTGGTAAAAGCTATGGTCACTATGGTGACAGCTTTGCTATTCCAACCAAAGATGAAGACATCCGTACACTCCCCTTGGCTCGCATTGAGCAGTATGTACAAGGCTTTCTAGCCTATGCAGCAGGACATCCCAAACTGAAGTTCCAAGTCACCTGTATCGGCTGTGGCCTTGCTGGCTACAAGCATGAAGACATTGCACCCATGTTCGCATCTGCTACCAAGAACTGCCTGTTCGATGAGAACTGGCGTGCCTTGTTGGGCGATGACAAGCAGTACTGGGGCACCATCTAAATTAAGCAATAGGAGCAGACTTTATGAGTCAAGACGCATACACCTTAATTGATCAGCAACGCCAGCTTGAAAAGCTGTACAACAAGAACCAGACACTTAGTCGTATCAGGTCTGAGTTCATCTCAGAGAAAGGCTACCTGGAACACATGGAGAACGTAGGCATTGATCCAAAGTTTGGATTCAACCTATTGGCTCAGATGGTGCTGCATAAGCGCTGTGACCTGCCTACCTTGGTAGGTGTACTCAACAAGATGTATGACGATGTGCAACAGACTACTGACATGATCTTGCTATGTGCAGAGTATGACTTGGTGGACTGGAATCCAGCACTGAAAGTATTCATCCATCGCTTCGGTATCAGTGATGATGTTCAAGAAGATCTTGATCGTTATCAGTACCCACTGCCTATGGTAGTGCGACCCAAGAAAGTGAATAACAACTCCCAGAATGGTTATCTCACTAGTAGTAAGTCAATCATTCTGAAAGACAACCATCATGATGATGATGTGTGTCTGGGCCATATCAATCACTGCAACAGTGTTGAGCTGTCCTTTAACCATGACGTTATCGCTATGGTTAAGAACCAATGGCGTAATCTCGATAAGCCTAAAGAAGGTGAATCAAAGCAAGACTTTGAAAAGCGTAAGCGTGCCTTTGAGAAGTATGACCGTACTGCTCATGACGTGATTGCGGTGATCAGTGAGCACACTGATGTATTTCACTTAACCCATAGCTATGACAAACGTGGTCGTTCATATGCTCAAGGCTATCACGTGAACTACCAAGGAGCACCTTGGAACAAGGCAACCATCAACTTCGCTAATCAGGAAGTTACTCAGTAAATAGCAACAGGCCAAAGACGCATCCAACTAACTAGGAGTAATAAGCATGGCTTTTCAAACTTTCACTGGTAAAGAGTATCTAAAGATCGACATAGCCAACAGCTATGGCTTAGACAAGAAGACCTGGAATGAGCGTCTTACTTGGTTCGACAATAACAGTCACCACCTGCTTGATCTCATCAAAGAAGCCAAAGAACCAGCTATGTACTTCGCTGGTATCAATGCCTTCAAGGCAGCTGAGCGTGGTGAAGCTTCTGGCTACCCAATCTCACTCGATGCTACTGCCTCTGGTTTCCAGATCTTGGCTGTACTGACAGGTGATCGCAGTGCTGCTCAGCTGTGCAACGTGGTTGATACAGGTGACCGTGAGGATGCCTACACAGTCATCTACGAGATGATGGTACGTGCCCTTGGCGAGAGCAGTGTTATCTCCCGAGAGCGAACCAAGGATGCCATCCTGACTGCGCTGTATGGCTCCACTGCTGTGCCTAAAGATGTATTCGGCACGGGTACATTGCTTAACATGTTCTACGACGTGATGAAGACAGTAGCTCCTGCTGCATGGGAACTGAATGAGACATACCTGTCTATTTGGAACCCAGAAGCTTACAGCTACTCACTGGTGATGCCTGACAACTTCCATGCTAAGTGGAAGGTAATGGGCAAAGTCAAAGAGACTGTTCACTTCCTTAATGAGCCTTTCGATGTATTCACTGAAGTGAATATGCCTACCGAAGGCGGTCGTTCATTGGGGGCTAACTCAACCCACACCATTGACGGCATGATCGTTCGTGAGATGGTACGTCGCTGTGACTATGACCCTGCTGTGATCATTCGTTGCATCAACGCTATGGACAACTGCCACATCATTGAGGAACCAAAGGAGGATAAAGATAGCCGTATGGTCCAGACCTTGTGGGATCACTACAAGAAGACCGGCTATCTGTCTGCACGCATCTTGGATCATATCCAGGTGCATAACGCCATGCTGGTGGATCACAAGGACATCTGGGAGCTTATCGACAGCCTGCCTGAGAAGCCTTTCCAGATCCTGACTGTGCATGACTGAATATAAACGGTCCTTTACGGAGTAATCCGTACCGATACAAGGTGAATTGCTGGAAAGCTAAGGGCTTACGCCTATGCCAATCAGCAGCCAAGCTATGCAGGAATGTATAGAAGGTTCAGAGACTAGGACGAGACACCAGAACGGTGAATAATGTCCGTAAGCGAGGGAAGTCCCCGCTGAAGTGCCTTGCCCCTACTGTTTACAGAGGGTGAAGATATAGTCCGACACTCCGACGAAAGACGGAGACTTAGTAACAAGGTTAGGGTATGATCTAAACCATCATGCACAAACCGAGTAAGCCATATGCTACAAGACCATCAAATTATTCAAAAACTCTCCAAACACAAAGCCAAATGCGTATGCCACTACTGCCCAAACCGGTACGTAGTAAACATCTACGATGCCCGCAAAAGCAACGTAGGGCATCTGTGTTATCAGTGCAAAAACCGCATAACAAATATGACCGTAATAACCCAAGCAGAGTTACTAGCAGTCTTTAGTTACTGCCCTTACTCAGGGGAAATAACAAGAAAGCTGGACACTTTACAGGGAACCAAGGGGAATATTGCTACTTACTCACATAGTGGGGGGTATCGCAGTATGTCTATTGGGGGAAAGGAATACCTTGCCCATAGGGTCATATGGATGATGCAGACAGGAGAGTGGCCAGTACAGATTGACCACATTGATCATGACCGGTCCAACAATCGTTGGCTCAACATGAGAGATGTGGGTAGTCGAGAAAACCAGATGAATATGCGATTGCGTCGCAATAACACATCCGGCGTACAAGGAGTACGTAAATTACCGTCAGGTAAGTACCAAGCTTTCATTATGGTGAATCGTAAACAAGTCGGATTAGGCTCTTACAAAACACTAGATGAAGCAGCCGCAGCCAGGAAAGCTGCTGATGTGAAATATGGTTTCCATGTTAATCATGGTGTCTAAGGCTGTGAGGTAACGCTCACAGTAAACAAGTGGTTTCCGTTGCTTGCCCAACTATGGCAATGACCTGCGTATGCAGTACAACCGCCAACTGCATCTGATTGCCAAGTCAAACCTGCTCAGCAGTGTGCTATCACAGCTACTGGGCTATGACGTAGTAATTGGAAAGCTTGACGCTACCTTGGCTGATGATGTTCTACAGGCAAACTATTCGTTAAGTTAAACTCTATGGACTTCCTTCGGGGAGTCCATAATTTTTTTATGTAAGAGGATACAAAAATGACCATCCTGTAAATCGCATACAACGAGACCACTCGTGTGGTTACTCTCCAAGTAGACGGGGAAGCAGTCCCTGTTGGTTCCACTGACATTGGTTCTTTCGAGCATGAAAACAGTGTTGATCCGCTGGGTGCTACTGTAAACCATGTGGTTTGGCACCATGTTCGTGATGCTCTCTACGCCATTGGCGAAGAGAATATGCAAACCATCACCCTGAACTTTGCCTCAGTACAAGGCATTACTGTATCCCCTCGTAGTGTGTCGCTGGCTGTACTGGCTACCCAGCAGCTGACCCCTACACTCATTCCTGTTGCACCAACCATTGATGCTGTTACCTACGCATCAAGCGATGTAACCAAGGCCACTGTTAGTGAAACTGGTCTGATCACTGCCGTAGAAGTGACCACTGAACCAGTGGTGATCACTGTCACCACCGAAGATGGTGGTTTTACTGCGACCTGTGCTGTGACTGTTACCGCTCCATAAATCCTTTTTTGGGTTTATTAACTTCACAAGCCCACCTTCATGGTGGGCTTTTTTATGACTAGGAGAACGTAATGGCATCAGCAAAAGCACAGTTGTTCAACGGTAACGTACCAAGCAACCCTGTTGCTGTTGTCGATGATCACGGCAATCTGGTATTCCCTTCACAAGTAAAGATCAACCAACAGATCGAAAAGATCTTCACCATCTTCAAAGACAGTGATGCAGAGATCCGCCCTCACTTTCACCTGACTGGTGAGAGTGGTACGGGTAAGTCCTTTCTGATCAAACAGAATGCCCAGAAGCTCAAGATCCCATTCATTGAGGTGAATGCTGCTGGTATCACTACTGAAGGCTTGTCTGGTAACAGTCTGTCCAAGGCACTGCGTAAGCTGCGTGATCACTGGAATGAGCCGAACATCATCTTTGTGGATGAGTTCGACAAGCTCTTTCAGCGTAATGGTGAGACCACTGAAAGCTTCCGTTCTGCTGTGCAGGATGAGTTCCTAACTAGCCTGGAAAGCAAGTACACCAGTGTGTTCACTGACTACGGCAAGTACGAACCAACAGTGATTGAGAACAGCCTGTTCATCTTCGCTGGTGCTTACAGCAACCAAGAGATCACTACCTTGGCTCAGCTTAAAGATGCTGGCCTGCGTACTGAGTTCGTTGGGCGTGTGCCATTGGTGTACTCGACCAGCCCGGTATCACTGGCTGAGCTTGAGGCTGCTATCCCAAGCATTGACTTGTTCATCAAGTATCGCCGCATGTTCAACAAGACCAAACAGGGCAAGGATGTGGCTGAGATCATCAAGATGCTCAAGATCCAAAACGAGGAGATGAATATCGGTATTCGTCTGCTTAACAGCTGCATTCACCAGTACTTCATGCGTGATGTCTGATGTGCCAGTCAAAGAGACAATCCGCTAAAGAGGTAGTAACCAATACCACTATTGGCTTCATTGGAAGCTGGATTATCACTGTATTGGTTCTCTTCTCAATCGAAGATAAGACCATTGCTGCCACCATTACAGTGATCATTTGCACTGTGTGGAGTTTGTTGCGCGGGTACTACCTTCGTCGGTATTTCAATAACCAAGAGGTTTTGTGATGAGTAAGTACGGGCCTCTAACACTAGATGCCCAAGTCAGCTACGAACGTCGTGACTGTATTCTGAAACGTATCCATGAGCGTGTAGAAGTACGCGATATGGGGTTTGTCTTAGATAACCAACCAAGCCCTTGTCACATTTGGATCGGGCCTGATTCAGGCACTGGGCGTGGTGGTGGCTATGGGCGTATGTCCCTAAACAGTCAGACAGTGGCTGTGCATCTAGTTGTATTCACCCATTTCTATGGGTACATCCCAGGTAAAAAGCAGGTGGATCACAAGTGCAATAACCGCTTGTGCTGTAACCCTGCACACCTTGAATTGGTAAGTCATCTCAGAAATCAACGGCTACGTGCTAAGCGAGCCAAGGAGTAATCATGTCTTTTGTTAAGTTCTCTTCTGCTACACATGCACGCTACAACGCAATGACCCAAGCTGGTGAGCTGTTTGAATCAACCATCACGGGTGATGAGCTGTGGGCTGCGTACCTGTCATCTTTCCCAGCTGGAACCAATGAAATCTTCCGTGAGCGTACCGAGCATGATTGCTCTTGCTGCCGGAATTTCATCAAAAACCTTGGCCGTGTGGTCAGTATTCAAGCAGGCGAGATCAAGACCGTGTGGTCTGATATTGGACTGGAATACCCATACGATCTGGTGGCTGCTCACCTTGACGCAGTAGTACAGAATGCTGGTATTAACGGCGTGTACCGAACCAAGGAAAAGAGCTACGGGGCCGAATACAACCTGGAACTGATTGATGGTAAGTCCCATCGCTGGAATCACTTTCATGGCGCAGTACACCCTGCTCAGTTCAGCACAACCCCAGGTAAAGCTATTGGTGACATCAACAGCACCATTGCTGTATTTGAGCGCGGGCTGAAAGAGATTCCTGATGAGGTCACCAAGACAGTACTCGACCTGATCGACAACAACTCGATCTACCGTGGTGAAGAGTTCTGGGCTGCTGTGAACTCGTTCCACACGCTGCAACAGCACTACGCAGCTTCCAGCGTAAAACAGAAAGAGGTCTTCCCTTTCGAGTTCTACAAGGAAATGGGCGCACGCATCCGTAATACCGCCATTGGTTCGCTGTTGCAGGACTTGGCTGAGGGTGTTGAGCTAGAGCGTGCTGTGGCCTCATTTGAGACCAAGGTAGCCCCTACCAACTACAAACGTACCACTGCACTGATTACCCCTGCGATGATCAAAGCTGCTCTGACCAAGCTTAAAGAACTGGGTCTTGAAGAGGCTGTAAACCGTCGCTTTGCTAAGTTGTCTGATGTATCCATCAACAACGTAATCTGGGCAAGTGGCTCTTCCAAAGCAGTCATGAAAGACAGTCTGTCTGATCGCATGATGGCGTCTAAGCAGGTGAAGAAGAAGCCTGTATCAGTGGTAGGCGATAACATGCCTATCGACGTGTTCATGGACGAGATCGTGCCTAAAGCAGCCTCCATGAAGCTGCTGATGAAGAACCCCTTGGTTCCTAATCTGGTCAGCCTGACCGCTCCAGCAGATACAGCAGTAGGTCAACTGTTCAAATGGGATAACGATTTTGCCTGGTCCTACAACGGCAATATCACTGACTCCATCAAGGAGAAAGTGAAGCGTGCTGGTGGTAATACCGATGCCAAACTGCGTGTATCACTAAGCTGGTTTAACCCAGATGACCTAGATATTCACTGTGTTGCCCCAGAGGGTCATATCTGTTTTCGCGATAAGATGGGTGTTCTGGACGTAGATATGAACGCATGGGGGCCAAAATCAGACACCGACCCGGTGGAGAACCTGAGCTGGAAGAACCCTCGTGATGGTAAGTACGTTGTCTCTATTCACCAGTATGACCAACGTACTAAAGACCGCCCCGGCTTCATCATTGAAGTTGAGAACAACGGTCAGCTGAGCCATTACAGCTACAACAAAGTAGTATCCGGTACAGTTCAAGCCATCAGCTTTCAAGTACGCAATGGGGTAATCATCGAACTGGACGTGGGTGCTGGCCTGATAGGGGGCGGCATTACCCAGAAAGTTTGGGGTATCGAAACTGAAACCCTGGTTCCAGTGACTACCCTGATGTACAGCCCTAACTACTGGGATGAGAACCAAGTGGGTAATAAGCACTGGTTGTTCATGCTTGAGGGTTGTCTCAATGATAAGCCTGCTCGCGGTATCTACAACGAGTACCTGCGTAATGACCTTGCTGAGCACCGTAAGGTGTTTGAAGTGCTAGGTGCTGAAACCATGTGCCCTGTGGTCAACGAGCAATTGAGTGGTGTGGGGTTCTCCTCCACCAAAGAACAAGTAGTAACCGTGCAGGTGACTGCTTACACCGGTGAAGTCACCACCCACAACATCCAATTTTAAGGAATGATCATGAATCTCTTTGAACAAGCTTCCCGTAAGAAATTCCGCTTTGCTTCGGTATCCGGCCCGCTGGGTATCGAGGTTCTGTGGGATCTGCCATTGCAATCCAAGAATGGTCTGGATCTGGATACAGTCGCCAAAGGTGTCAATGCTGAGCTGAGTGCAGCTACTGAAACCTCGTTCGTGGACAAGGTTAGCCCTGCCAAGACCGAGCTGGAACAGAAGCTGGAATTGGTCAAGCACATCATCGCGGTCAAGATTGAAGAGCGTGATAACGCCCTTACTGAGAAAGCGAAGAAGGCTGAGCGTCAACGCCTATTGTCTGCACTGGAGCGTAGCCAGGATGCTGAGCTGGAGAAGCTCACTCCTGAGCAAATTCAAGAGCGTATTAACGCCCTGAGCTAAGCAGTAACCAGCTGAATAATGGCCCTTAACCGGGCCATTATTTTTTATTTGGTTCAACTAACTGTGGAGAAATCTATGTGTAAAACCTTGGTAAGCCTCTTCAGATGTGTAGAGCGCGCTAATTGCGTGTTACTGGATAGCGTTGAAGTAGACGATAAGCGTTTCTACGACCACCCGGACAGTAAACGCCACATGGTGCGAATGACCACCTCAGATCGTGAAGACTGGGAGTTTGCCGATCAGGACATCCTGCTCGACGAAGGCGAGGCCAACGTGGTGACTACAGACGGCCACACGGTACGGCTGTGCTTCCAAGCCATACGAGAACTTACTCCTGAAGATCTCGTATAAACCCAAATCAAATGGAGTAACCAATGTCTGAATTAAACCTGTACCGAGTAACACCTCGTGTTACTCGCCAGTATGTTGAAGAGTGCCTTAGTAGTGGGCTGGTCCCGTATGTGACATCTTCGCCGGGATTAGGTAAGTCATCCATCGCTAAGCTAGTTGCTAAGCAATTCAACCTGTTGTTGATTGATTACCGTCTGAGTGGTGCTGCCCCAGAAGACCAAACTGGTCTACCTCGTTTTAACCAACGTGGTTTTGCTGAGCATGCCGCCTTTGAGGACATCTTCCCATTGGAAGGCACACCTCTTCCCAAAGATGAGAACGGTCATGAATATGACGGTTGGTTGCTTCTGCTGGATGAGTTCAACTCAGCTACTCGTCTGGTGCTAGCCTCCTGTTACAAGCTTCTGCTGGATAGGATGGTTGGCCAAAAGAAGCTGCATCCAAACGTAGCCATGATGTTGGCTGGTAATCTGGGTAGTGACAGGGCCTTGGTCAACCCAATCGGTACAGCACTTGAATCTCGTGTGGTTCACATTGAGATGATGGCCAGTTTCGATGAGTGGCTCTACGACGTAGCTCTGAAAGAGAACTATGACCCTCGCGTCATTGCCTTCCTGAGCCAAAACAACAATCGCTTGATGGACTTCAAACCTGATCACCAAGACAAGACGTTCTGTTGCCCCCGTAAACATACTGCGCTTCATAAGAGAAATCTTATGTCGAAAGCTGCCTAAAACGGGAAACTCTTGTGATTTTATTGCCCTGCGCGGTAAAATCAAAAACAAGACAATCCGTTGCTAAATAGGTGCTTTTATGTGTGAAATTTGGAAAGACATTGTAGATTTTGAAGGGTTATACCAAGTTTCCTCTTTAGGGAATGTACGGAGACACCCGGATAAGCAATGTAAAAATAAATATGTAACCCCAAAACCATTGCCGCGTGCAGTAAGCCGGAACAGGTTTGGTTACCTATATGCAACACTGTCAAAAGACGGTAGAGCAAGTAAGAAAACAGTCCACCAGTTAGTGGCTGTGGCCTTCTTTCCTAATGCAGCCTATGGATGTGTGGTTAATCACTTAGATGGTAATAAGCTAAACAACGCTAAGACCAACTTAGAGATAACCACACACCAGGGAAATAACCTGCACGCACATAAAAATGGATTAACCCCTAAGCCGGGTAAATCTGTCTACCACAATGTCCACATAGTTACATCTAGGTACAAGGATAAAACCTACACCTACTATGCAGCGAAAGTTAAGGACAATTACAAGATACTGATTAATAAGCAGTTTACTTGTGAGATCGAAGCTGCGAAAGCTGTTGATGCTTTCTTAGATTCTATCGGTGATACACAAAGACAGAGAAATTTTCCATAGCCTTAAATGCCCAACGACTAGTCGAAAGACGTAGGACACAAGCTAATGGTGTTCGAAATGGTAGCCACCCAAACAGATAATGCTGAGGGTGTTGATATAGTCTGCTCTGCATAGAGATGTGCAGCAGTTCTCGATCATGATAGAGAACGGGTAAGCCTGTTGCGGGGCTTACTGAACATCAGGACATGGGAGTTCATGAACAAACTGGTTACAGGCAAAGAAGTTACCGAAGCCAAGACTGCTCTATATGCAGGCACCATCACAGCTACGGTAGCTGCTGAGTTCACTCAGTTTGTGAAGGTGTACGCCACGATGCCACGCATCGAACACATCATCGAAGACCCGGCTAACTACATGCTGCCAGGGGATAACTCGACAATGTGGGCAGTGATTACCTCACTGACTACCAAAATCACTGAGAAGAATTTCGAAGCATTGGCTCAATACGCCAGTCGTTTCGATCTGCCTTTCCGTGTTCTGTTCTTCCGTATGGTTATGGTGAGTAAACCTGAACTGCGTAACCATCCTGCTTTTCAACAAGCAGCAATCTCTCTCAGTAAGTACCTCGTGGGGTAACAATGGAAATCATCAACGAACAGAAAGTAGCCGAGTATCCCTATATCGCTGGCTTCAAAGGCACCGAAGTGGGTTTGTATGCTCCTTCCTTGGCAGCAGCCAAGCAGCGAGCTATTGAGTATTTTCGCCCTAAAAAGCGAGATGCTGGGATGGTCTGGGTTGAACTTGCCTAAGAAGAATAAAGGTAAATACCTGTGGATACTCAAGAACTTAACTTTCAGTTAGACCGAACCAAGTCACAGGTATTCCTTGGCAAGAATGCTGCTTTCCTTGGTTCCATTATGTGTGACCTTATCTTCGTTTGGGACGATAACGTAGAGTCTGCTGAGACTGATGGGCAGCATCTCTGGTGGAACAGTGAATGGTTTATTTCACTGAAGCCTGAGACCAGAAAAACAATCTTGGTGCATGAGTTGTGGCATCCTGCTTTGCTGCATGAAGTACGTCGAGGTACTCGCCGCCCTGACATTTGGAATAGCGCTTGCGACTACCGAATCAACATCATGTTGCAAGATGAGGGTTACTCATTCGACGGTATTGAGTGGGGCTGTATTGACCCTAAGTACCGTGGATGGACCGAAGAGGACATCTATGATGACCTGATCCAACAAGGTAAGCCACCACCTAACTCACCTATGTCTGGTGACATGATTGAGCCTGTTACGCCTGATATACATCGTCAGATTAACAATGTGGTTAAGGCTATCCAACAGGCTAAAGCAGCGAACCAAGCAGGTAATATTCCTGGTCACGTCCAAGAGATCATCAACAAGTTCCTTGACCCTGTTGTGCCTTGGGAGCAAGAGCTGAAGAACTTCTTCACTGACCTGCTCAACGAGGATCATACGTGGGCACGCCCTAGCAGACGGCATCAGGATATATACCTGCCTTCCCGTGTACTTGATGATGGTCGGCTAGAGCATCTGGTGTATTACCTTGATGTCTCTGGCTCAGTGTCTAACCATGATGTACTGCGATTCAACTCAGAGGTTAAGTACATCAAGGACGTGTTTAACCCTAAAAAGCTCGTCTTGGTTCAGTTCGATACCATCATCCAAAATGAGAAGGTATTTGAAGAATCTGACCGCTTTGAAGAGATTGTGGTAGTGGGGCGTGGTGGTACATCCCTTGTGCCAGTACGTGAACACATCATTAAGAATCGCCCAACAGCAGCCATTATCTTTACTGATTTGGACTGCTCTCCTATGCAGCGATTGCCCATAGATATTCCTGTCATCTGGGTAGCTGTAAATGCAAAAGGCAGAACAGTACCTTTTGGAAAACTCATTCACATCAAGGGTTAATCATGGTTATCAACGGTGATCTTTTACTGAATAAGGCACCCATCAAAGACATGCTTGGAACCAAAGAGGCTAGACATGGCGTGTCTCATGGGTTGTCTGAGGCTGGGTACGATATTCGTATCAAGCAGCGTATTGAGTTCTACCCAGGCAAGGTACTTACCTTCAGCATGGCTGTAGCTGATCGTAATAACCCGTTTGGTGAGATTGAGCATGCGGGACGATTCATTTTAGCTTCTGCTATTGAAGAGTTCCAAATGCCTGATGACCTGATGGGTATTGTCCATGACAAATCCACATGGGCACGTCAGGGGCTATCTGTATTTAATACCGTGATCGAACCTGGGTGGTTTGGTCATTTAACCCTTGAGCTGGTCTACCACGGAAACAGTGAGTTAGTTATCCCAGCTGGTTCAGGTATTGCTCAGGTAGTGTTCCATGAACTGAGCTGCCGTAAGGCTTACACCGGTAAGTATCAGGGACAACCTGATATGCCTGTCTCCGCTATTCAGTCCAAATAATCTCTGCTTTGGGTTGAATAACCTTTTAGAAACTCCCCCATAAACAAGGAAATAACAATGTCGAATTTCACAAAGCTGAAACTGCACAGTGGCATGCGTGTACGTGTTAACCTGGACAAAGCCCTCTATATCGAGGAAACCAGTCGTGGCACCGCCATCACCATGGCAAATGATGATGTGATCGAAGTGCAAGAGTCTTTCCAGACTGTCAGCAATCGTCTGCCAAAAGAAGCTGAGTAACTCTCAGTAATTCAATAAAACACCCGCTTCGGCGGGTGTTTTATAAGGAGCAAACAATGACACTCAACTCATTAGCCTTCTTCGATAAGGCACCTTATCAAGAAGGTGTTCAGTGTCGTTATGACAACGAAGACAGCTACAGACAATGCCCTTACTACACCACTGATTTGCGTAGACGGTGTGCTTGGTTAGCTGGTTACTGGGACACTGACATGGCTTTTACTAAAGCCAAAGGAGAAGGCAATGAACCAAAGTGACGGAACACAGCCTGTTCGTGTAATGATCGTGGAAGACACTACCCCTACCTACCGTAGGAGTGTTAGTCGCCTATGTGAGCATCTTGCTCAGCTAGGCTATGAGATTCATCGTAAGAAGATTGATGACGTAGCTGTGGGACGTATCCCAGATATGCTAATTGTCGATGACTTTTCTGCTGTTGAGCTTCGTCTGATGAATAGCTTGGTCTATGGCACATCCCACCCAGAGATGTATGATCTGCCTCCTGCTGAAGACAAGCGTAAGAAACTCAAGGGTCCGCGTGGTCGATGGGGTAATCTGAAGTAAGTAATACCGATCACCTGACAACAGGTCGTATCGGTGAGTGGTCTAGCAGCGTGAATCGTGTACTAACTGACGCCCGACTCAGAATAGACAGGTGCAGCGAGCCAGGCTTAGGGTAATCGGGAATATCCCTTTGACGCAGACCACTCCACGATGCGCAATATCGCGCATCACAACCAGAGCGAATCGTTCATTCCGACTGGGAAGGTACAACGCCGGGAGGCGTCAAGCACTTGGGTCAGCAAACACATGATGTGTTTGTCATAGAGTCACTAGCTCTGAAGACCAGCTAACCCTATGCAAGTTAGCAGATGTACTTTTAGCCCTAGTCTTCTAGGGCTTTTTATTATCCAAAGTAAGGTAATCACTCGTGAGTGTTATTACGTTGCCTCGTTGGTTGAGTAAACCACCAACCAAAAGACCTAAGGTCACCCCATTAGACGTAGCTGTGTACTTCGCGCTATGCCTACGCCTGCACAAGAATGATCTTGTGAAGCTACGTAACCTGACCAGTAGGCTAGCTCTTTTGGTTCCTTTGAACCAAAGGGATAAATTCATTGAGATGAGTCTGCTGCCTGATGACGCAATGCTTATCACTGTATTGGTTCATATCAACAAGGTATGCCGTCTAAGTAACCCAGACGATTTATCGCTATTTGCAATGGGTGAGCCAAGTGGAAAAGACAAATACCCTTGAAGAGCGTAATGCGAGCCAGAAGGCAACGATACTGTCTCAAGTAACCAAGCTTAAAAAAGCCAATGAACGTATTGCTGATCTAGAGATCTGGGAACGCTTCGTTGGTTATTTGATTCATAACTGTGAGCTAAAGGTGATCACTGAAGAGTCTCTTCAAGGGTGGTTGGCTGAAATGCTTGAGTCTGAGAAAGGAACCAAGAAATGAGTATCGACAAAGAGCGGGAAGCGTTTATCGCTGATTGCAAAGAATTGTTTGGATGGGTTTCTGGCTGTAGTGGCTATGACGATGCGGCCACAGAGCTATTTAACCGGATGCAAGCCCGCGCCGCCCTCTCAGCGCCTAGCCATAGTGAGCAGGTGCGGGAGGGGTGGCAGCTGGTGCCGGTTAAACCATCTATCGACATGGTTGAAGCTGGTTATGAAGCATCGCTTGGGCACCCGGATAGAGGAAGCTACGCGCCCAATCCCCCGAGCCTGTGCAGGGTGAGGCGTAATAAAAAGGCCACCGCAACGGTGGCCTTTACTTTACTACTTAGCTACCCAACCTGTATTACCAACCCCAGACTCTTTAACATACAAAGTTGTGTTAGCACCCCCATCAAGACGGGTATACAGCGAGCCAACAGGCGCAGCTAATACACCCTCAGGTGACCCATTACCCGAGTGAATACGCAGCAGTTCTGTGATTTTACCCTTGCTCATGATAGATCCTCTTGTTCGCTATGACGGCTTACCTGCCTCATAGCAGATAAAGGTGTGGTGATAATATCACCTACTTTATTTTATAGATCGGTTATTGGAAAATCATACCTTTTGTGGGGAATAGCCCATGAAAGAAAACCACCACCAATAAGGAAAAGCACCATGTGCATTATCTGCGCCTTTGAAGAATCCCTCATCAACCGCAACAACGCAGCAGCTATTGCCTCCTTGGCTCAAGCTGCTAAAGATCTGGATAAGATCAACGAGTCTGCTATGAAAGCTCAGGTACTGCGTGAGCTGGATGAAATGCTGGACATCGTTCGTGAACCAACGAGCGAAGGTCAAGTTGGTGATGCACAGGACACATCGTCCAACGCCACTAAAGCAGACCCTCGTGAGCAGGCTCTCAAGTCTGTTAAAGAGCTTCTATATCAAATGGGCGTTGACCCTAGCTCCGTAGAATTTCGCTTTATTGGCTAATTGCTAATTGCTAATTGCTAATAACGAGATAACTTTGGCATACTGCCAATTCTCCCACCCCTGAACCAAAAGGAAGATGCAATGTTCAAGATCCGTCGAACTCTGCTGTACTTCGCTTCGGCTATTGCTCTGGCTTTCTCCAGCATGGGCTTTGCCGATGTGCTGCGTGTCCCCAGTGCAGTAGCCGCTTATGTGGCTGATGCTGGTAAATACGGCTCTGACTACGCTGTACATCAGGCGAGTGTCGCCCAGATGTACACACTCGCTGATGAGCGAATGTGTAGCCTGACCGGTGCCCTTACTGTTATGAGTCACGGTTTCGTGCAAGACAGCCTGGTTGGTAGCGGGGTGACCGAGGGTATGATCGGCGCTACAGGCATGGCTACCGTATAGATCCTGCTTATCCCGGTCTGAAAAGCCCCCTCATTGAAGGGGGCTTTTTTATTTACAGAGGAAAAACATCATGGCATTTGAAGTCAAAATTATCGCTGATAGCGTGAACCAAGGAGGTGATCGAATCACTACCTTGCAACTGAAGTATCCCCGATTCATTCATGCTGAGTTTATGACTCATCGTGAGTTCAGCCGTAACGCAAGCTCATCTCGGGCTATCCCAGTAGCCAAGATGATTGAGGCTGTACGGGAAGACCCAGCTATGCCTATTCACTGGGGCGTGAACCAGCCGGGTATGCAAGCACATGCAGAGCTTGACCCACATGAGCAAATCTCTGCTCGCTTCCTGTGGCGTAAAGCAGCAAATCTAGCTGCTGATCGTGCTGAAGAGATGCTTAGCCTCAACCTGCATAAACAGGTAGTGAATCGTATTCTGGAACCTTACCAGTGGATGTCAGTAGTAATGACTACCACTAATCTCCAGAACTTCTTTCACCTTCGTTGTCACAAAGATGCTCAGCCTGAGATCAAATATCTGGCTGACATGATGCGCAGCAGCTACAACAAACAGGAGCCTCTATTGCTTCTGCCTGGTGAATGGCATCTGCCTTACGTCACTGATGTAGATCGTGAACTGGTAGAAGATTACTGCCAGATCAGCCGTGTTAGCGAAGGCTTGTCTAAGCAAGCTGAGATCACCGAACTGTTGAAACGTATCAGTGCCGCTCGTTGTGCTCGGGTCAGCTATCTGACACACGATGGCGTTGCACCAGACATCACCAAAGACATCGAGTTGTTTGATCGTCTCGTTGGTTCCTCGCCACTGCATGCCAGCCCTACCGAGCATCAAGCAACCCCTGATCTCACTGCTGGCAGCAAAGAAGGTTACTCAGAGAAACATCTGCACGGTAACTTTACTGGCTGGGTACAACACCGCAAAACCTTACCGGGCGAGTACGTGGTGTAGCGTCATAGTTTGTTTTGGTGGTAAGCCCCTTTGGAAACATTGGGGCTTTTTTATTTGAATATTACTGAACCAAGGAGCCTAACTTATGCAGGTCAGCCAACAAGACACCCATATCACACACGCTGTGATGGGTAATCAAGAATCCGTATCTATGGGCGTCAGCAATGATGCAGCCTTGATGCACATCTTCTCAGCCACTCTGTATACCTACCCACGACTGGCTACAGTGCGTGAGATCATCTGTAATGCGTGGGATGCTCATATTGCTTCTGGCATTACAGATCGCCCTGTTGAGGTAACAGTGGAAGCTAACCGTATCACTGTGCGTGACTACGGTTATGGTATTCCCCACGCCAAGATCGGTGAGATTTATGGCACCTACGGCAACTCCACCAAGCGTGATGACTCGACAGTAACTGGTGGCTTTGGTCTTGGTTCAAAGGCTCCTTTTGCCTACACCGATAACTTTGAAGTGATGTCCCACCACGTCGGCACTAAGACCATTTACCGGGTCTCAAAGTCTTCGATGGAGAAGGGAGGCAAGCCCACCATCAACAAGATCGTGGACATGCCCACGCAAGAGACAGGCATGCAAGTAGCCTTCGGCCTGATCAAAGAAGAGGACTCCGACGAGTTCATGAAATTGATCACGGAAGTCATCCAGTTGGGTGAGATTCCGGTCAAACTCAATGGTCAGTTAGTTGAGCTGAAACTGCCAATGAGCCAAAGCCCCACCGGCTACCTGATCAACAACTTCCGTTCGACCATCAAGAGCCGGGTGAAACTGCGCTACGGTAACGTGGTGTACCCGATCCCTGAACACGACATCTATGCCGAGCTGTACCGCAAGGCGTTGCTGGACATGGAGTATCTGGGCATTGCCACTAATATCATCTTCATGGCCGAGCCAGACAGCATCACGATTGCCCCAAGTCGGGAGACTCTGATCTTGACCGACACCACGGTCGAAGCAATCACCCAGCTGTTGAAGAAGTATGAGCCATACAACCGTAGTGGGGCTGGTAAGACAGCTACTCAAGTAGCTCAAAAAGTAGTGAATCAGCGAATTAAAGCTGAACCAGTGGATAGGCTAAAGACTGCTTTGCTCAAACAAGAGTTCTTTGACACACGTGTTCACTTATCCACAGGTGGGGCAAATACCTTCACTACCGCACAGAAGGCTATTACAGCCAAAGCACTACGCGAAGGCTCTGACATTCCTAACTCTGTGCAACAGATTAAGGTAATTAAAGAGCTGAAAGCCCGAGGAGTGTTTGATCGCAAGTTAGCTTCCAAGATGGTTCGGTCATATTCAACTATGGGAAGGAGTCGCTATGAGCGTACTAAAGAAATTAAGAGCCTCTTTAATCGCTTCATAGTAGCCCCAATTAACCTGGCTATTTTACAGAAATACCCAGAGATGAAAGATGTAAATACGCGCTGTTATATGAGGCAAGGTTACCGGGCCGGCTCAATGTATAAGAATATGCATGAAGCGTATAAATCCACCAGTGATAACTTCCTGCCTTACTTTAATAAGACTGCCGTTATTGGCCGTAGTATTAAAGGGGTCGAAATATTCTTGGATAAAGAATATGCGCACAAGCACTGCTTCGTGTACGTGATTCTTGTTGGTTCAGGGAAAGAAGCAGGGCTTCGTGCAGTAGCTGGGCAGTTGATGATGGAAGAGTTGGGCTATGCAGTACTGACCCACTTCCCAGAAAGGGTAAAAGCAACACGTAAGCCCGCCTTAGCTACTGATGGCACAGTAGCCCTTGATGCACTAGAGAAGCCACGTAAGAAGAAAGATTCTTACTACACACTCAGCCATAGTTATTGCCCTACAGACAATAACTTTCTGTTATCCCGTGCGCGTGAGAAGTACACAACAGAGACTATGGTGTCTGACCCTGTGGCCTATGCCGTGCTTAACAATAAGGGTGAACGTCCTTGGATCTTTGCTTATATAGCCAAAGACGCTTGTCAGATAATTAACAAACTCTTTGGTGATCAGATCGCTGTTGTTACTGCCATACAGGCTGTAAAACTAAAGCAGAAAGGAGTTCCACGAGTGGACGCATTCATTAACAAGTATGTTGATGAACAACTTACTTCGTCACCAGACTTTAAGCGTTATCTGGCCGGGGCATTCCACTTTGCCGGCAGTAATTACATGCCTGAAAAGTTGATGCATGCTATCTGTTTTCATCCTGAGTTCATCAACTCTTTGGGTATGCGTTTGCACATCAACCCTGAAGCAGCTGTGCTTATCGAACTGGCTAAACACGCCAGCTACGCCTTCAGCAATTATCCGGGTGTGGTAGCACTGCTGGGTAAAATTAAACCCAACGAGAAACTGATGGAACTGAAGACTCGGTTAGTAAATTCCCGCTACTACCAAGTGCTAGGAACCTCAGGCATTCACAGATACTTGACCAGTTACCCAGCTAACAGCCCAGAAGTTCAACCTGCCTACGAAATTCTTCGTCTGGCGTTTAAATAAGGAAGGCCACATGAGCAATACCATTCGCATCATCGCAGCCGTGGTGGATACCCGCGAACTGACGATGTACAAGGAAGACGGGGAATCCATCGTGATTCCCCAAGGTGACCCCCGTATCCGTGAACTGGTCGCCAAGCTGGTGCCGGCCATTGAGGCTGACAACTTCTGCGACCTCGAAATCCGTGATCTGGAATCCCTACCGCACTACGGTGAGGTAGAACTTCAGTCGAATGGCTTCATCAAGTTTTACCGCGTGCTCAAGGCGTCTCTTAAAGGATTGCTGGAGCAACTGGATCAGCTTGATATAGAAGCCAGCCCGGAACCAGAAACCCCAATCCCGGTGGCTGATGTACAAATTGGCACCCGGCCTGCACCAAAGAAAGACGAAGAAGAGGATGAAGCTGAGTGTGTTGTAGCTACCGCTACGACTACTAAAGCCCAAACAGCAGTCAGTGAAATTATGGCAAATGCCGTTTCTGCTTCTTCGTCACAGTTCCATGAACCAATGACCAAAGAAGAAACTGTGGTCGCTGTTATGCCAGAGACCGGTACGCTGGTCTCCGGTGTGGAGAAGCTGGACATCCAGATTCAAGGCGTAGCTGCGAAGCTGGGCAGTGCCATCGGTGTGCAGCGTTTCTTCGAGCGTGTGGCCTCGGTCAAGCGTAATCATTCGGTATCTGATCTGCTGACCTTCATGCAGAAAGGTGAGCTGCCCATCGCCGATGATGGGTCTGTACTGGTCTACAAGCGTCTGGAAGCCACCGCGAAGGAAGGTGTATTCGTGGACTGTCACTCCAAAAAAGTGACTCAACGTGTTGGTTCGCATGTGTTCATGGATGAGAAGCTGGTCGATGCCAACCGTCGTGTGGACTGTTCCAATGGTCTGCACGTGGCTCGCCGGGATTACCTGACAGCCTTTTACGGTGACGTAACCGTTCTAGCCAAGCTGGCTCCTGAAGATGTAATTGCTGTACCCCACAGCGATGCTCGTAAGCTGCGCGCCAAGGGCTATCACATCATCGCCCGCCTTAGTGATGAGGATGCCCGACTGGTCAACAGCAACCGTCCAATGGCCGATACTGTGCTGCTGGGCAATGCAGTTGCCGGTAACCACGTTGGCATCATCGAAACGGTAGAGATCACCGAAAGCAAGGGTGGCGGCCTGATCATCAAGCCTGTAACCAAAGGGACTACTGAAGTGGTGCTGGACGCGTCCAAGCAAACCCAGTCCCTAGACTCCATTGAGCAATCCACCAAGGAAGCCTCTCAAGTGGATGCGGTGCAGTTGGCCAAGTCCCTTGGTGACAAAAAGTCCGGTCGTCAGCAAGTAGCCGAGGACATGATGCGGGCTATGTTGTCGGCGCTTACACCTAACAAAAAGATCCAAGCAGCTAAAGACCTTATGTCTTACAAGAAGGCGGCTAAGGTCAGTTGGGAACGACTAGGCATTACTCCTCTTGAAGGTGAAAGCGTACTGGAGCTATCCCAGTGTGATTTCGAGGTTGAACTGAAAAAGGTTAAGCAACCGACCAATCTAGGCACTCCCAAAGAGCGCCTGCGTGCCTTGATTGACGGTGGTATTTCCTCCATTGGTTCAGCGCAAGCTGCTGTAGCACTCAAGAAGAAAGCCAAGAAATCTTGGGCTGCTCTCGGTGTGTCTACCAAGGAGCAGAACCATATCGAGAAGCTTGCTTCCCAGTAAGTACTTCACCTAGATACCCCTAATCACATAGACTAGAGGTATCTTTTATTGAGGTGAATCAGCTATGTCTTCTGTCTACCGCCCTAACCGTAAAGCGCATGACGGGGATATTGTCCGTCTTAACAGTGTCGGTCTTTCGTTGGCCACTATTGCCAAGGTGCTTGGTTGCCACCCTACGACCGTCACCCTACGACTGAAATCCCTTAATGTGCCTCCTGCGGATACCCGGCGTACATTCATGGAAGACGTATTTGTTAGCCTTGATCCAAGCCACCAAGAATGGCTAGCCGACCAAATGATGGGAGGCCAGTCAATCAAGGCATACGTTAAAAACCTCATGGTCCAAGCATACGCAGACCGTAATAAGGGAAAAACCAATGAACCAGACGTTTGAGAACTGCACCCTGCTGGATACGAAAACTTGGTTTGAAAAGGCAGTGCCTGAACCAACGGGTAAAAACTTCAGCACACAGCTGGGTGTCCATCTGGAAGAAGTAGCCGAGATGCTGCAAGCACTGGAGGGCCGTACACCTGCTGTAGTCCATCTGTTGCAAGACGCTATCTCTGCATTGGATACGTTGGGTGAGCAATGTAAAGCTGATCAGAACAGTGTTGATGTGGTTGATCCACTGGAGATGCTGGATGGTATCTGCGATCAGATCGTGACAGCTACCGGTGTTGCCCACATGCTGGGCTATGATGTAGTAGCCGCCATGACTGAAGTGAATGCTTCAAACTTCAGTAAGTTCGATGCTGAAGGTCAGCCGATCTTTAACGAGAACCAGAAGATCATGAAAGGCCCGAACTACTTCAAGCCAGATCTGGCCCCCTACCTACCCACCTGATTCATTTGTAAATAAGAAGCCCTCTTAACTGAGGGCTTTTTGTTAGGAGATTACTGTATGCAAGAGATGAGTAAGCAGCTCAATAAAGGCCAACAAGCTGCGGCTGATGGCTTCTTCAAGTTCCTTATGGACGATAAGAAAGAGCTGATCATTAGCGGTCCTGGTGGGGTGGGCAAGACCTTTTTGATGGGCTATCTCATCAACAATATCATCCCCCAATACCAACAGACCTGTCAGATGTTGGGCATCCCCCACGAGTACGACTCTGTGGTGATGACGGCCACAACAAACAAAGCGGCTGAGGTGCTGTCTAGCAGTACTAAACGCCCAACAGAAACTGTCCATTCGTTCATGAACCTCAAGGTCACAGATAACTATGCGACCGGGGAACAACGAATCGAAAAGACTAAAGCATGGAGGATTCACAAAAACCTCATCATCTTTATTGATGAAGCTTCCATGATCGACAAGAACCTGCTGAAAGAGATTCGTGAAAGCACCTTAAAGTGCAAGATCATCTATGTAGGGGATCACTGTCAGCTTGCTCCTGTTAAAGAGAAGCTGTCTCCAATCTACCTACAGAACCTGCCGTTCTACGAACTGACTGAACCAATGAGGAATGCTGATTCCCCTACGCTTCAGACAGTCTGTCAGCAGCTTCGTGAAACTGTTGAAACAGGTGTCTTCAAACCGATTCGTATCGTGCCTGGCGTGATTGATTTACTCAGCCTGGTTGAGATGCAACAGCATCTTGATACCCACTTCCTCGATGATGCCCACACCAACCGGATCATGGCTTATACCAACAACCGGGTTATTCAGTACAACGAATACATCCGGCAGGTTCGTGGTTTGCCTACTGAGTTTACTGAAGGGGAGCATCTGATTAACAACACAGCCATTCGTGTGAGTGGTGGTGGCAACTCCTTTGGCATGCTCTCCGTTGAGGCAGAAGTAACCCTTCTCCAGTTGGATAACTCCATCGAACAGGAGGAGATCGACAACAACGTCTTTCTTGATGTCCGGTACGGCCTACTGGAAAACAACCTTGGTGCTCAGTTCCGTGTACCTATTCCGGTGGACTACACCCACTTTCGTGAACTGATCAAGTACTACCAAAAAGCCAAGAACTGGAACCGTTACTTTTATCTGAAGAACACCTTCCCGGATCTCCGTCAAAGCGACGCAGCCACTGTGTACAAAGCACAGGGCAGCACCTACGACACTGCTTACATCGACCTTGGTGACATCAGCGATTGCCGTGATCCAAGCCAAGCAGCTCGTATGCTCTACGTGGCGTTTACTCGCCCACGTAAAAGCATTCGCCTATTTGGCAATCTTGCTGAGAAGTTCGGTGGGCTGATTTATTAAGAGGTGCCTATGAGCGCTGTTGGCATACTTGTTCAGCAAATAACAGGGAAGTTATTTGAAGCAGAGTTCAGGCGTCTAGCTCAGATAGTGAAGACGCTTGATACCCATAACAGGGAGCTATCCAAGCTAACCACCCGAGGGTTCATGTTTAAGGGTAAAAACTATATCCCTGAGGGGAGTCAAATAGTGGCTATGCCACTGCCCTCTTTAACCTTCCAGCTATGGAACCAAGGGGATGCATACCTCAAAGACATGGATAGCGTCTTGCTAGACAAAGCGACTATTGAGCAGATGCTTACTAGATTGCTATTCCACTGCGGGACGACTCAGGAAATACGAGACACACTGCCTGAGTGTCTTATCCCTTTGGTTCCCGCCCTGGCGTCAGTCCCTCGGGTATATGCCCAAGGTTTCTGGGCACCCAAGGATGAAATGTTTAAGAGGCAGTACGAAAAGATACTGCCCAAAATTGAGTTCTACTCAGCCACTAGGCTGCTTTATTAAGGGCCATTCCTATGAATTACTTAGTCTTCTCTGAAGAAGAATTGGACGGCTATCCAATCACCTTCTTGGTTCCAACAATCCGTAAGGATGATATTGCAAAGACCTACATTACCCCCTTCAACATAGACCCCAATGAGGTACTCGTCGTAGGGCTGTCTTACAGCCAAACCAAGAAGAAGACTCCAGTTTCTGAAATACGTCAGTACTGCAAAGAGGTACTTACCGACGTACTGAGAACAGCTAAAGCAGAGATTGTTGTGGTTGCTGATGCTGACTACTTCAAGGAACTTGCTGGAGTGGCCAAAGCAGAAGCCCATTTAGGTTATGCATTGGACTCTGGGTATGGAGATTTCAAAGTTGTTTACGTTCCCAACTACCGGGCTATGTTCTATGACCCTGTGAAGATTGGGGCAAAGATTAAACAGGGCATGGAGACTGTCATATCCCTGCACCAGAATAACTACACCGACCCAGGTGCAGACATTATTCACTTTGCCGAATACCCGGTAACTACCCAAGATATTAAGGTGTGGTTGGACAAGCTTCTCGACATGAACTGTCCTCTCACAATTGACATTGAGGCGTTTGGGCTAAAGCACTATGACGCCGGTATTGGTTCAATCTCTTTTGCATGGAACAAGAATGAAGGCATTGCCTTCGCTGTGGACTATGAAGAGATTCCTGGTGCTACTAAAGCACCCTTTGGAACCAATATGGTAAATCATGAAGTCCGTGCTTTATTGCGGGAGTTCTTTGATAAATACGCCCAAAAAGCCATCTACCACAATGCCTGCTTTGACATCTACATCCTGATTTACCAGCTGTATATGAAAGACCTTCTTGATACTGAGGGACTACTTCATGGATTGGATGTGATGATGAGTAACTTCGATTGCACTAAGCAAATCAGTTACTTAGCCACTAACTCTTGTGCTGGCAACAAGTTAGGGCTTAAAGACCAAGCTCAGGAATTTGCAGGTAATTATGCAGAGGAAGAGATCAAGGATATTACCAAGATCCCTTTGGAGCGCCTGCTTCAGTACAACTTGGTAGACAGTCTCAGCACATGGCATGTACGGGAAAAGAACTATCCCGTTATGGTACGAGACCAGCAACTAGAGATTTATGACACCCTGTTTAAGCCTACCTGTGTAGACATCGTTGAGATGCAACTAACAGGCATGCCACTGAACCATAAGAGGGTAATGGAGGTTAAGGCTATTCTGCTTGCTGACGAGGCAGCAGCTTTAACTAAGATCCGCAAATCTCCTGTTATTGAGAAGTATACCCATGAGATGAATGAAGCATGGGTACACATGAAGAACACGACACTCGTGAAGAAACGTGTGTCTATGGCAGATGCCAAGGAAGTCTTCAATCCCAACTCAAACGACCAACTTCAGGATCTACTGTTTAACCGCTTGGGTCTGCCTATTTTAGGGCTTACTAAAAGCAAACAACCATCCACTGACGGAGACACCCTCAAGGCACTTCAGTTTCATACTGCTGATCCAGTAGTGAAAGAACTGCTGGCTGCTTTGGTGGACTTTAAGTTAGTAAACAAAGTGATCACCAGCTTCATTGAACCAATGGTGAATGCACCTATGGGGCCAGATGGTTGGCACTACTTGTTTGGTAACTTCAACCTTGGTGGCACAGTCTCTGGTCGGCTCAGTTCCAGCAAGATCAACCTACAGAACATGCCTGTTAAGGGTATCTATGGCAAGTTGCTCAAGTCCTGTTTCCAGGCACCACCGGGCTGGTTGTTTGTTGGGCTGGACTTTGCATCACTGGAGGATCGAATCAGTGCTTTGACTACCAAGGATAAAAACAAGCTAAAAGTCTACACCGACAATTACGACGGGCACTGCCTACGCGCGTTCAGTTACTTCTCTGATCAGATGCTGGATATTGAAAGTGCCCCAAGCGGAGCTACATGCTATAAAGCGAACGTAGGTGGTATCGACATTTTCTTTCATTCGTTAGAAATCGTTGATTACCTAGGTAAGCAGATGACGGGGCAAGAACTATATGAGCTACTTACCAATCAGAGGGTTTGAGGGGTATTACGAGGTAAATACGTTTGGGCAGGTACGGTCAGTGGATCGTATTGTGCTAGGGGTTGATGGAGTGAAATACCCAAAGAAAGGCAGGACATTAAGGCCAGCTGTGGCGAAAGATACTGGTTATCTTGTGGTGAGCTTATGGAAAGGTAACCTGGGGGAAACCCACTATGTCCATCGTTTGGTAGCCCTTACACACATACCTAACCCAAACAACCTACCAGAGGTAAATCACTTAGACGGGGTGCGAATAAATCCCATAGTAACAAATCTGGAATGGTGTACTCGTCTGGAAAACATCACTCATGCGATAGCGACGGGGCTAAGAAGCTATACCAATAGGCTGACAAAAGGCGAATTTGTAGAGTGCCTTTTTTCCGTTATTGAAGGGGAATCTTACGCAGGTTTGTCTAGCAGAACTCCGTACAAAGTACCCTTTCTATCCACCAAACTACGCAAAATTGCTAAAGAGCTTGGTGTAGAGGGGGAATTAAATGAATCCCTTTATTTACAGCGAGTCGAGAGGGCTAGGACCAATGGTGCTAAAAATACAGGAAAACATCTCGTCAATTGAGATAGTTTCTCCGGCTATTCATGATGTAACTCGTATTAACCAAATAGCAAAGCGTTACAAGGAGGAACGCAATGAGAGCAAAGCACCTACCTTTGCTCTCACTTAGCTTATCAAGGGACATACATCACCTTAATGAGAAACCTTGGTTGGACCAAAGAGAAGGCACAAGCTATCGAAACCCGCTATCACGAGCTGTATGCAGAGAGTGATAAGTGGATCAACGATAAGCTTGAACAGGCTAGCAAAGACGGCTACGTGACGGTAGCATTCGGCCTCCGTGTACGCACCCCACTGCTAAAACAGGTCATCCTGAACAACAGTAAAACCCCGTTTGCTGCGTCAGCAGAAGGACGTACTGCCGGTAATGCCCTTGGGCAAAGCTGGTGCCTACTGAACTCACGAGCTAGTAACGAGTTCCGGGCTAAGGTACGTGCTTCTAAACACCGCCTGTCCATACGGCCATGTGCCCACATCCATGATGCGCAATACTCCATGATTCGTGATGACATCGACGTAATGATGTTCACGAATGAGCATCTAGTGAAGGCAGTGCAATGGCAGGATCACCCTGATATTCGCCACCCCGATGTAGGTTTAGGTGGTGAGTTGTCCATCTTCTGGCCTAGCTGGAAGGATGAAATGGAAATCCCTAACGGGGCTTCTGAAGAAGAAATACGTGGTCTGATCCAAGAGCACGTTGAATCACTCTGATTTGTTGGTGTGGGGTTTATCCACTGTTGGTGGCCCCCTATTCTCTGGAGAAAAGCATGTCTACTGAACAAAAGCTGCACTATCACCTTGTCTACGGCACCGTCACCTTCTTTGAGGAAGGTAAAGAAGATCAGGGTGTTGGCACTACCAGCCTGAATACCATCATCACCACTGAGGTTCCTCTGATCACCACCAAAGACCTCGGCCGTGCTCAGCAAGGGCTGCAAATGCAACTGCATAGCCGCACTCAAGGTGTGGCGATGAACGTGGTAGACGTTCAGATTGTGACCATCAACAATCTGGGCCTCATGGAACCAAAAGAGTTCCTTAACGTACCTGCCCCAACGGTGCAGTAATGGAAAAGACAGCCCTCACAGGAGGGCTAGTCAACTATTACTTGGTCAAGGTGGACCATCCCCAACGTACTGAGCAGCCAGCCTATCAGGCTGAATGCGAAGACATCATCCGAGCACTTGGCATGACCTTCGATGAGGGGTGTGAGTTCAAGGCTATCTGGCGTACTGCTGCTGCCCGTATGGGCAATGGTAAGGCAGGACAGAAGGCTATGTATGACGCTGAAAAGCGTGTGCATTACGCCCAAGCCAGCTTACGTCAGTATCAACAAGAGGCTGCTCAGCCTGTTACTGATGACTGGATTACACATGACGGGCTTTCTGTGCCCGTGGGTCCAGCAGTGTATGTAGATGCTGTGACCAGGGATGGGAAGACCTACCTAATGCAGCAGTTGTCTGCCCAAATGTGGCGACATCAGCACGCAGATATGGACATTGTTAAATACCGCATATCCACTGGAGCACCAGTGAAGGGTGACGTATGAAGATCTCCAATAACTCAGGGATCTCGTTATCCCTAGCAGTCTGGTTGGTTCATGACGATTACGATTACAGCAGCGAAGAGAATTACATCTCTGCTACCACACTGATGAAGCCTATCCGGCAGATCGTGTTACCTCGTCGTGTACCACCAGAGATGCGTACCTCAGACGTAGCTGACTACATCCCTCGTGCAATGGGTAACTCCCTGCATGACTCCATCGAGAAATCGTGGGTTAAGGGTTATCAGCGTAATCTGCAAAAGCTTGGTTACCCAGCTGAAGTGATTAAGCGGGTACTCATCAACCCAACCGATGAAGAAGCCAAAGCGTTTAAAGACCCTATCCTGGTCTACATCGAACAGCGTGCCCTACGCAAAATCAACGGTTACACCGTTGGAGGTAAGTTCGATATGGTCACAGAGGGTATCGTACAGGACCAGAAAAGCACCTCTGCTTACACCTGGGTGTACGGTGGTCGTGACGATGAGCACGCCTTACAAGGCAGCATCTACCGTTGGCTCAACCCGGATAAGATCACTGAGGACTTTATCCGAATCAACTACATCTTTACGGACTGGTCTGGTGCCTCTGCCAGACAGAATCCTAAGTATCCTCAGAAACGTGTTGAGTCGAAGGACATCCCTTTGCTCGACATCACTGATACCGAAAACTGGGTCATCAACAAGCTGAACCAAGTGAGTAAGTACATCAATGCCCCTGAGCATGAAATCCCTGAGTGTACTGATGAAGAGCTGTGGCTGAGTACCCCAAGCTACAAGTACTATGCCGACCCCGCCAAGACTGCTGGACGCTCCACCAAAAACTTTGATTCTTTGGCTGAAGCTAAAGCCTTTCAAGTAGAGAAAGGTAGTAAGGGGGTTGTTATCACAGTCCCAGGCACACCTAAACGCTGTGGCTACTGCGATGCCTTCGATCTGTGTAAACAGAAAGATCGGTATGTCCATTCAACTTAATTATTAGGGAAGCCATTCATGATTGACTTGTTCGGGATTTCCCATCATCCGGCTATTGAAGAGATTGTCGATGTGCTTTGCGCAAAGACACAAAATACTGATCGTGGTTTCTTTCGTGTGGAGGTGGCGTATTTCCTTGCCAAAATGGCAAGTAGTCAACGAGCACTGATCGTCACCAAAGATCGTGGTGAAATCCCGGTCAATATTTACGCCCTAGCCTTAGCCACTTCTGGCTATGGCAAAGGGCACTCAGTAGCTATCGTTGAAAATGAACTGCTTGCAGGATTTAAGAAGCGTTTCATGGAAGACACTTTTCCCGTTGTTGCTGAAAAGCATCTTTGGGACATTGCCAATGACCGTGCAGCCCGTAATGGCACTGATCAGCAAGACGAATTTGAAAAGGCTGAGACCGAGTTTCGCCGTGCTGGGGCTATCCCTTTCACGTTCGACTCCGGTACTGGGCCTGCTGTTAAACAGCTTCGTCATAAACTGGTAATGGCCAACTGTGGTTCGATCAACCTACAAATTGACGAAATTGGTTCCAATCTTGATGGTTCTACCGAACTTCTCAATATGTACTTGGAGCTGTATGACCAAGGGTTGGTTAAGCAGAAGCTGACCAAGAACACAGCTGAGAACCAACGAAATGAGGAGATGGATGGTAAAACACCAACCAACCTGCTCATGTTCGGTACGCCCTCTAAATTGCTGGATGGTGGGCAGACTGAGGATCGTTTCTACGATTTTCTGGATACCGGTTACGCTCGGCGTTGTCTGTTTGGCTGGGGGATGATCACTGAAAAATCCCACAACACGCTGACCCCAGCTGAGATATACACACGACTGGTTAGCCCGTCTAACTCATCCATCATTAACAAGTGGGCAAACCACTTCCACCAGCTGGCTGATCCATCCATTTATGGCTGGAAAGTAGTGGTAGATGATGATGTGGGTATTGAGCTTCTTACCTACAAAATCGAGTGTGAAAAGCTATCCCAGACATATGCCGATCACGAAGAGATTCGTAAGGCAGAACTGGAGCATCGCTACTTCAAGGCACTTAAACTGGCCGGTACATTGGCCTTCATTGATCAATCAATTGAGATTGAGATGAGCCATCTGAAGCAAGCAATCCTGCTTGTGGAAGAGTCTGGTAAAGCGTTCCAGTCCATCCTTACCCGTGAGAAGGCTTACGTCAAACTGGCTAAGTACATCGCAGCTGTGGATGGTGAAGTTACCCATGCTGATTTGTTGGAAGCATTGCCGTTCTACAAGTCTGGTAATGCGGCCCGTAACGAAATGATGACCTTGGCTACAGCCTGGGGCTACAAGAAGCATATCGTTATCAAGAAGTCCTTCGTGGATGGTATTGAGTTCTTCAAGGGGGAAACTCTTGAGGAAACCAATCTTGATGAGATGCTTGTTTCTTACAGCGATCATTGGGCTTACAACTATCTCACAGAGCGGGTGCCATTCGATCAGCTGCACATGCTGACCCAGGAGGGGGGTATGCACTGGGCCAACCACCAATTCAAGGGTGGTCACCGTGCTGAAGAGAACGTGCTCGTAGGCTTCAACATGATTGCTATCGACTGTGATGGTGATGTTCGCCTTGATACGGTCCATGAGCTGTTGAAGGAATACAAGTTCCTTACCTACACCACCAAACGCCATACCGATGAGGAGAATCGGTTCAGGCTGATTATCCCTATGAACTACACCCTTGAGCTGGACACAGCTGATTACAAGGAGTTCATGGACAACGTAATGGCTTGGCTACCGTTCAAGACTGATGAGTCTGCGAACCAAAGGGCTAAGAAGTGGGAATCCTTTAATGGGAGTTACCACTACAACCTTGAGGGTGAGCTGCTGGATATTCTGGGATTCATACCTAAAACATCCAAGAATGAGCAGTTTAAGCAGGGTTTCTCTGCTGTTCAGTCCTTGGATAACCTTGAGCGTTGGTTTGCTCAACGTATTGCCTCAGGCAACCGTAACAACCAGATGATCAAGTATGCCTTCGCCCTTGTGGATAACGGCATGGATCTGATGGATGTGAGCAAGCAGGTGCATGCGTTCAACAAAAAGCTAAACAACCCCCTTGGTGAGTCTGAGATTGATACTACAATCCTGACCTCCGTTGCTAAACGGTATACCAAGATCCAGTAACCCTGATTAACCAAGATCTTGTTTCTTGGCTAGTCATCAAGCAGGAGAACCAAATGAGTGATGAAGATGTAAGTGAGATCTCCTTGGATCAACTGGTTCTGATTGTTGGCTTGTCTACTGCTGGTAAGTCGGCAAGCTTGCGGAATATCCGCAATCAACAGAACTGGATGTATCTCGGTACTGAGGCAGGTAAACGCCTGCCTTTCCAGAACAAGTTCCAACGCTTTAACATCACCGACCCATTTCAGGTAGAAGAAGCATTTATCTTCGCAACTGAAGAAGATCCTTCGGTTGAGGGAATGATCGTTGACAGTATGACCTTCCTTATGGACATGTTCGAAACCCAGTATGTACTTGGTTCATCGAACACCATGCAAGGGTGGTCTGACTATGCACAGTTCTTTAAACGAATCATGCAGAGTCATGTACCAACCTTCGGGAAGTCTGTGATCATCATTGCTCACGTCAAAGATGAGCTTGATGAGAAAGCAGGGGAAATGAAGACCTTTGTTCCAATCAAGGGTGCCCTGAAGAATAACGGCGTGGAAGCGTTAGTAATTAGCGCCCTGGCTGCGTAAGCAGCATAGGATAACTTCTCTAATTGCTGGGAACTCTGATAGTGGTGTACCATCATATTTCAGACAATCAGCAGCGAAGCAAATATGAGAAAACATGATGTAACTCAGCAAGAACTGTCAGAGCGTTTAAGTTATGACCCCCTTAGTGGGGAACTAACTTGGATTGCAAAAGGTAACGCGAGAAAAGTAGTAGTAGGCTCTAGGGCAGGTTCTATATCCCCACATGGGCACCGTGTGATCAGGTTGAATGGGTTTTTATACCCAGAACACCACATCATTTGGAGGCTGCACCACGGGGTATGGCCTACTGGTTTTCTCGATCACAATGATCATAACGAGCAGAACAATAAACTGCTGAATTTGACTGATGTGACGCAGGCAGTGAATAACAGGAACCAATCTAAGAGATCAGACAACTCAACTGGTCACACCGGAATCTGGATTAATAAGCAGAATCCCAAGAAGAAGTTCATGGCTGAGGTAACATTTGAGGGTAATCGAGTACACCTAAAATCTCATTACTCGATTGAAGATGCCATTGCAGACCGCAATGCCGTCTTAGATCAGTATGGTTTTCACCCAAATCACGGGATCGACAAACCAATTTGAACGTTCAACGACTAGCTGAAAAGCGTAGGGCCAAGTGGCTCGAAATGGGAAGCATCCTACTGGGATGAAGATATAGTCTGCTCTGCATGGTGACATGCAGCTGGATTAACTATCCGGGCATAGCCTAACGACCTATGTTGAACATTAAGGATTTCACTACCGTTGTGGCGGCTAAGAAAGTAAGCATTAAGGAGTTGGAGAAGTACTCTTCAAACCTCCTGAACATTACTGAAGAAGACCGCGAGCTGGGCTATAAACACGTGTTCCAGACCCGTCCCACTAAGACAACCACAGGTGAGCGTATTCGTTCCCCTATGGGCATGTTTACTCGTGATCAGACGTATATGGATAACGACGCTCAGTTGTTACTCGACCACCTGCATGAATACTACAACGGCAAGTAAGCCAACGTAGCGTGCCATACCCCCACTTAATGAAAGAGAGAAAACCATGAGTAAGCTATTCGCTAATCTGAACAACAATGGCCTTGAAGAATCCCAAGACCGTGCTGGTGGTGGGTTCAAAGCTGTTGAATCAGACATCTACACCGGCAAGATCAAAGCGGCCTATGCCGGTCAATCTTCCGGGGGTGCTCACAACGTCAGCCTGATCGTTCTGCTTCCCGGTGGTGTTGAGTACAAGGAAACGGTCTACATCACCAATAAAAAAGGTGAGAACTTCTTCCTGAACAAGGATGACAAGACCAAAAAAGTGCCGCTGCCTGGTTTCGTCATCATTGATGACATCTGCTTGATGGTCACCAACAAGCCATTGGCTGAGCAAG